AAGCAAGCGGCTGGAATATGTCAGCGATCACATAGAAGAATGAAAAGCAAAGATAATAACATACTACGATAGGGGGTGAATATCAATGAACTACATGCCTAAAATTAAAAAGGTAATTACGGCATTACAAGTTAAAAAGGGTTTAAGGTATGCGATTGATACTCGCCAATCATGGAGCAAGTGGGATAAGCCGTTTAAAGTATTTATTGTAAGTCGTATGTATAGCGAAGCGGAATACGCAAAGGCGTTCCCAGAGAAGTATAAACAAAACCCATTCAAAGAGGGACAACTATATAAGAAAGTGGCTGAATACGACACCTTAAAGCCGCATGAGTTGTTAATATATCTTGTTAATGTGTTGAAAGGTGGTGAACGTAGTGAGTGATATTAAATTAAAACCTAAAGAGTTAATATTTGCAGAAGAATGGCTAAAGACTACGAACGCCACACAATCAGCGATAAAGGCTGGTTATAGTGAACGAACGGCGTATTCGGCTGGTAGTCGACTGTTGAAAAAAGTTGACGTAAAACAATATATAGACGAACGACTAGCAGAAATGAAAGAAAATAGTATTGCTGATACTGACGAGGTAATGCAGTTTTTATCTAGTACGATGCGTGGCGATATTCCAGACCAGTTTGGATTAGATCCGGCGTTGAATGATAGACTAAAAGCAGCTGAATTGATTGGTAAACGCTATAAGTTGTTTACAGACAAGCAAGAAATTAGCGGAACAGACGGCGAACCTATTAAAGTAGTGTTTACAGGAATGCATAAAGAATAACGGAGAATTGTATAAAATTATCAGAATATGAGGTATATCCACGGCGATATATCTCATTTTTTGTATAAATCTATCAAAAATGGAAATAACGATTGACTATAAGCCAAACGAAAAACAAAATATATTCCACAATACAACGGCACCGTATGCGGTGTATGGTGGCGCTCGTGGTGGCGGTAAAACAAAGTCATTGATTATGGATGTGCTTATTTACGCTTTAACTTATCCGGGAAGCCATTGTTATATATTCCGTGAAACATATCCAAATTTAGAAGCCAACGTTATCCGCGAATGGATACGAAGCGTACCGCCGGAATTATATAAGTATTCCGACCAGAAACATATAGCAACGTTAAAGAACGGCAGTCAAGTGCTATTCCGCTATGTGAAGAACGATAAAGATGCCGAGGGTTATCAAGGTCAAGAATTTGATTATCTAGGCATTGACGAATTAACCAAGCATACAGAACGCACGGCCGAATTATTAACGGCTTGCCTTCGTAGTGCCAAAGGGTTCCCTGTTCGTTTTCGTGGCAGTTGTAACCCCGGTGGCCGTGGGCATGGTTGGGTGAAGCGTAAATACGTAGAAGCGACAGATTACGGCGAGAAAACCGTGATAGATCAGACCACAGGACTTGAAAAAGTATTTATTCCGGCTCAGGTATACGACAATTATGTATTAATGAAAAATGACCCTAACTATGTAAAGCGTTTGGAAGCATTGCCAGAACAGGAAAAGAAAGCGTTCTTGTATGGCGATTGGGATGTATTCATAGGGCAAGTATTCACCGAATTCAATCGAAGTGTACATGTAGAAGAACCTTTTGAAATTCCGCAAGGGTGGACAAGGGTTCGTTCTATGGACTGGGGTTTTAGTAAACCGTTTAGTATTCATTGGTACGCTATTGATTATGAAGGTGTTGCGCATTGTTACCGTGAATATTACGGTTGCACAGGTGAGCCAGATGTAGGGTTAAAACTAACACCAGATGAAGTCGCTGCCGAAATGGCTAGATTAAGCGAGGGCGAAACATACGCATATGATATAGCTGATAGAGCGATATGGCAGAAAGACGACCGCATGAAGTGGAGTATTCAAGGTGAGTCTATAGCCGAAATATTTGCACGTCATGGAATTAACTTTACACGGTCTAACTCTGAGCGTATTCCGGGTAAGATGATGGTTCATACCTATCTAAGAGAGAAGAAAATCAAATTCTTCTCTACGTGTAAACATATTTTGCGGACATTGCCGGAATTAGTGTATGACGAAAGCAAGCCAGAAGATGTGGATACAACACAAGAAGATCATGCATATGATGAGTTTAGATATTTTTGCATGAGTAGACCTATCACACCTAAGAAACCGGAGAAACCATTTAATGACGGTTATAGATATGATGATGATATAGAAGGGGAAACTACTGCATGGGGCGTATGAGTGAAAAGGCGTTACGAGATTACGCCTATAAGGTGCTAAAGTCGGAATATGGCGAACGTGAAGAAAAAGGTGTTATTATTCCGGCTAAATATACCGATGAAGAATTAGCAGAATTTGCACAGGCAATGCCACAATGGCAAATCGAGCAAATGTACGATATGATTTATGGTTCTGAAATGGTGGAATAATGAATATAGAACAAACATTCGATATATACGAAGCAAAAAACAATGTTAAAAAAGCATTAGAAGCCACGTCAGACTGGCGCAAGACTGCTGCCGAGGACTTTGCCTTTATGCAAGGCAAACAATGGGAAGATGCTGATTTAACTAAAATGCGTGAAGCTGGACGGCCAGCGATTACGATTAACAGAATTAGACCGGTTATTAATCTGTTGTGTGGTTATGCATCACAGAACGAAACAGAGCCGGACTTCTTGCCACGTAGCGAAGAAGATGACCGCATCAGTCGAGTGGCTAAGGGGATTACAAAATACTGTTTAGACCGTGCGAACTATCAACGGAACAAAGGTAAATGTTTTCGTGATAAAATTATTTGCGGTTTAGCCAATTACTGGGTAAGTTATGAATTCGACTATACAAAGCTAGACGGCACAATTCAAATGGAACGTGTTTCTCCGTTTGATGCTTTCATTGATCCAGAATGTAAGAAGGACGATTTAAGCGATGCTCAATATGTGGGCCGCTATAGTTGGGAAGGTACGGCAAAATTAAAGCAAGTATATCCAGATAAATCCGATGAAATCGATACACTTAGACATAAATACGATGATACCGAACAGGAAGCCGGCATTATCGAAACGGTAGACGGTGAAGCGTTATGGTACAACGATAGCTACAATAAAATCCGTGTAGTGCAGTATTGGTATAAGGAATACGGCAAAAAACACGTATTCATGACAAAGGAAGGTTTGATTGATGAAGAAAACCCCTTGTTTGTCGTGTTAATGGCTATGGGGAAAAAACCTACTAGCATACCAGATACTAAAATCAGATATGCGACATTCGCCGATGATGTACTTTTAGAAGAGGGCGAAAGTCCTTATAAACACGGTAAATTTCCATTAGTGCGTGAATATTGCTACTATACCGGCGAACTAGCAGAAGATGAACTAGAACCGGCTGGCGTAGTGCGTGATATTAAGGATGCACAAAGGGAACTTAATAAAAACCGTAGTCAACGCATGCATGTTGTTAATCAGCAAAGTTTAGGTGTTAAGTTCTGGACTGGCCAAATTGATGAACGTGTTAAACGTGATATCGAAAAGAACAGTACGAAACCGGGTGCAAATATTATGCTACCTCCGGGGGTAACATTCCAAGATGGAACACCGGCAATGGATAGCAATATTAATTTAAGCCTTGAACAACAAGCTAGTAATGACTTCTATTCCATTAGCGGTATCACTCCGGAAAGTTTATCCGGTAGCGTTGGCGCTATGAGTGGTAAGGCGATTGATCTCCGCCAATCAGTAACAACAGTTCAAACGGCTGGCATCTTTGAACAGGCGAAAGAAGCAGAACGCCAGATTGTTAAACTCTTATGGGGCGAAAAGAACGCTCCGGGGCTAATTCCTCAATTCTACAATCAAGATAAAGCGATGCGCATTATGGGTGATGATGGACAAAAGGAATTTGTACAGATTGCACCGGGTTTAAATCAACCTATGCAAGAACAGGTTTTAACTGATGCACTAGGTCAACCACAGCGTGATGCGGAAGGTAACCCAATCAAACAGGTTCTATATGATCTAAGCTGCTTTGATTTTGATATTGTAATCAGCACCAGCCAAGCAAGCGCAACGGCAAGACGTGCTAACCTATATCAATTATTGGAAGCTAAGAAATCCGGCGTTGATATTCCTATGGATATCATTCTTGATTTCATGGATTTCCCAGAAAAAGAAACCGTCAAGAAACGTATTCAAGAAATGTCAGAAAAGCCAGCTATGCCAGAATTGCGTGTTAGTGGTAGCTTAGATGATATGCCAGCGGAAGCATTGAGCATGTATCTACAAACATTAGGTGTACAGATTTCACCACAACAAATCATGGCGGAACGCTTAGCCTTGAAAGGTAGACAACAAAACATTCAAAATGCACCGCAAATTTTACCGCCTATGAACGATTTAGGCACTATGTAATATAAACTATCAACACAATAATAAAACGCTCCTATATGGGGCGTTTTTTGCATTTCGCCCTAAGCAATGGCGTTAAACTACTTGTACGTATATATTCGCCCGGTAACGGCGTTAAACTGCTATATTCTTATATTCGTCCGGCAATGACGTAAAAAGGCAATAAGGGGTATTTGATATGAAAGACGAATTAGTAAACATCGAAGAAGCTGGTTTCACTCCTGAAGATTTAGAAAACGCGGGCGTAGAACTGGAAGAAACAACCGAAGAAACGAATACACAGGAAGGTGTGAACGATGTTCCCTCTACTGAAACACCGGAAAATGATGCGAATGATGCGGGAGTAGAACCGGAAGCGCCAGAAACAACCGAAGAAACGGAAGAAACTCATGCGAACGATCAGAACTTAAAAGCGGCACTTGCACAGGAACGCGCAAGACGTAAAGCGGCGGAAGAACGCGCTAGACAATTCGAAGCGCAGCAAAAACCGATTGAATTGCCGCAAGAAGAAGTATCAAATATTCGCGATTTCGTTCGCCGTGAAGCGTTAAAACGTTTCAATATGACGGCGGAAGATTTAGAAGGTTTGATGTATGAAGATGCTGAAAAGTACAACGAATTTATTCGTTTTGAAGCTAACGCAGAATATGCGATTACTAATCAGCAAATTGCAGTACATCAACAACGGCAAAAAAACGTAAATTTTGTGAATGAAATTAAATCGCTACCAAACTTTGGTGAATTATATCAGCGCGGTTTGGATAAGTTAAACGGAATGACAATGCGTGATGCGCAACCGATTAACGATGCATTTTATCGCGTTGATATTGGTGAAGGCACGGAAGCCGATTTTGAAACAATTAGGAAGTTTGTTAAAGAAGTACAAAATGAATTGGCAACAAGTACCGAAGTACCAAACAACCCACTAGAAGTAGCGGCGACATTGCCAAAGGCTGGCGCGTTAAACGGTGGCGTTCCAACACCTAATAAATTAACGGAAGAAGATATTTTGAAAGCGTATGACACAGGCAATTTAGATGCATTGCCTAAGGAGGTACGCGATTATTTAGACGAATTATAAGAGGTAAAATATGGCAGATCAAAAAAATCAAGTTACTATTCCAGCGGCGTTAGTCCCTAAGATTTGGACTAAAAAAGTGTGGCATGAAGGCTTAAAAGAGTCTTTCTTTGATAAATTCACCGCACTTGACGGATCTAATGTTGTACACAAAAACAAAGACTTAGAAGGCGTCAAAGGTGATGCAGTTACATTCGGTTTGATGATGAATTTAAGTGGCGCCGGTGTTGAAGGTAACCGTGCGACATTGACCGGCAACGAAGAAACATTGAACATCTACGACTTCACAGTACAAACACAATTAGTACGTAATGCGGTATCTCGCTTTGAAGCGGACGATCAAAAAACACAATACGATATGCTAAAAGAAAT